AAAAACCCCTAAGAAAAGAATCTGTGCAGCCAGAAAAAGATGGAGATGCAACTAATGAGTATGCCTATGATCACAGTCATTATCGAAAACGGACCAGAACAGTATGAAGAACAGGAAATTGAAATCTCTTGCCCCACGGCAACCCAAGATGAGACCCTAAACGAAGCCAATAAAGAAGCTGCTATTCAGGATCATTCTTACGGACCCACAGACATCTCTGATAAGCGATGTGGAAACTGTGGTTACTTTAACATGACCAAGGCAATGCTCGATTGTATCGGCGACACTGAAGAAGACGTTGGCTACTGTCAACTGTTTCACTTTAGTTGTCTCGCAAAAAACGTATGTGATTCTTGGATGAAGGGTGGTCCAATCATTGACCACATTGAGGAACCACAGGATGACGAAACAATGCTAGGCAAAAGGTTTATCTAACACCACCATGTCAGTAATATCTAGATCCAGCGTATCAAAGCAGCTAGTCTCTGGAAAGAGGAAGAAGCCCTCTTATAAAAAAGGCGGTCCTGTCTCTCGTGTGAACGAGGCAGGCAACTATACAAAACCGGGAATGCGTAAGAAAATTTTTGAAAGAATAAAAGCCGGTAACAAGGGCGGACGTTCAGGACAGTGGTCCGCAAGAAAAGCTCAGATGCTGGCCCGACAATATAAAAAGGAAGGCGGGGGCTACAAGTAATGCCTCTTAAAAAATCTCAAAGGAGTTTAAAGAACTGGACGAAACAGAACTGGCGAACAAAATCTGGTAAGCCTTCGACACAAGGTGCAGACGCAACCGGGGAAAGATATCTCCCCGAGAAAGCTATTAAGTCTCTTAGTTCCTCTGAGTATGCTGCAACCACTCGGGCAAAGCGAAAGGGAACAAAAGCAGGAAAACAAGTGGTCAAACAACCAAGACGTATAGCAGAAAAAACAGCTAGATTTAGAAAGGCATAATACCATCATGACAACATCAGGAACTACCACATTCAACATGGACATCGATGAGATTATCGATGAAGCCTTGGACATGATCGGCGGCGAATCAGATCTTGGCAAGGAGCCCAGATCAGCCCGACGCAGTCTAAACCTGATTCTCACGGACTGGCAGAACCGTGGCATCCTCCTATGGAAGACCGGGCTCGGAACCACGACCACCGTTGAAGGCCAGACGAGCTACGATCTTGATCAGAACATCATCGACATCACCGAAGCCTCGATCAGACGCTCCGGCACGGACATCGAACTAACCAGAATTTCCATGGACAACTACCAAGAGCTTCCAAACAAGAGCACACAAGGAAGACCAACCCAGTACGCTGTCCATAGAAAGCGTGACAACATCGAGGTCTATCTATGGCCTGTCCCGGAAAATTCCACGGACGTTTTCAGATACTGGAACGTCAGCAGATACGAAGACTTCACAAAGTCCGTGGACACCGCCGACGTGCCTTTCCGTTTTCTCCCGTGTCTTATTTACGCCTTGGCCTACTATATGTCGATCAAGCGCCCCGGTGTACCCGGTGACAGGGTTGCTTTCTTAAAGCAAGTTTATGAAGAAGCCCTGCAGAACGCCATGCAAGAGGACAGACAACGTGCCCCATTCAGGGCCATCCCACGTTTCAGGGTCGTGGTCTAATGGTATCTAGCAGAAAATCCCCATGGTTCATCAGCGACAGATCCGGTTTCAGGTTCCCCTATGATCAGCGGGTAAAGGAGCAGGGCACTGGAATGGTTGTCCACTTCTCAGAAAGCGATGGCGCTTTTGATCTCAAGAACCATCCACAAAACCAAGCACCACGTATTGGACCAACCCGTATTCTCAGGGATGCCCGGACTGAGACACCTGTTTCTGTTAACCCACTTGTATGGAATCCATCAATGACAACGTTTGTCTCAAATCTTAACATAGTGGTATCATTAAGCAGAATCACGGGCTCAGTGCAGTGTGGTACTGTAACCATCGGGAGTTAAAACTAATCATGGCTATCTCACAGGGAATGAGCATCTCTTTCAAGAAACAGGTTCTATTGGGCGATCAGGATTTTGACGCCGATACTTTCAAGCTCGCTTTATTCACAGACACTGCTTCTTTAAGCTCTGGCACCGCAACCTACAGTACTTCAGCAGAAGTCAGTGGTATTGGTTACACAGCAGGCGGAAACATCTTAACCATTGTTGATGTTACAGTAGATGGATCTGTAGGAATTGTTGATGTAAGCAATACGGCATGGACCACTGCAACCTTCACTGCCCGAGGCGGCCTGATCTATAACTCGTCCAAGTCAAATTCAACAGTTGCAGTCCTAGATTTCGGTGGTAACAAGTCTGTAGAAAATGGCACCTTCACAATCCAATTCCCAGCCGCTGCTGCTGCCACAGCCATTATCCGACTAGTATAAAAAGGGAGTCTGGCAAGCATGGCTCTCGTTGTCAAAGACAGAGTAAAGCAAGATACGACAACCACAGGAACGGGCTCTGTTACGCTCAGTGGTTCGTATACGGGCTTTGATACTTTTTCTGCAATTGGTAATGCCAATACCACATACTATGTAATCTCAGACAGTGGCTCTGGTGACTGGGAAGTGGGCCTCGGTACCTATACCGCATCAGGCACCGTACTCTCACGTGACACTATCTTGGCTTCCTCGAACAGTGGGTCTGTGGTCAATCTGGCAGCAGGGACCAAGGTTGTCTTCTGTGGATATCCCGCCGGAAAATCTGTCTACCTAGATGCCTCTGGTAACCTTGGTATTGCTGGGACTGTCTCAGCAACAAATATCACCGGTGCCACGGTAACTGCAACGTCCAAGATTCATACTCCTGCAATCTCGGTCACAAATGTCTCAGCCACAAATATCTTTGCGTCTACAAAGATCCATACCCCAGTCCTCTCTGCGACTAATATCATCGCAGGTACTGTCACAGCCACATCGATCCATACCCCGTCACTCTCCGTGACGGACTTCATCGCTGCGACAATCACAGCAACGTCCAAGATCCATACCCCTGCGATCTCGGTCACAAACGTCTCAGCCACAAATATCTTTGCGTCTACAAAGATCCATACCCCAGTCCTCTCTGCAACTAATATCATCGCAGGTACGGTTACAGCTACCTCGATTCATACGCCATCCCTATCTGTGACGAACTTTAATGCTGCGACAATCACAGCAACGTCCAAGATCCACACTCCTGCGATCTCGGTCACAAACGTCTCAGCAACTAATATCTTTGCATCAACAAAGATTCATACAGCAGCATTATCAGCAACAAACATCGTAGCAGGTACGGTTACAGCTACCTCGATCCACACACCAGCCTTATCTGTGACGAACTTTAATGCTGCGACGATCACTGCCACATCTAACATTCACACTCCGGCTTTGAGCGCCACAAATATCCTAGCGGCAACAATCACGGCCACAACAAAGATACATACCCCCGCCCTCTCTGCGACTAACATCACCGCAGGTAGCGTGACAGCGACCTCAATCCATACGCCGTTACTCTCTGTGACAAACTTTATTGCAGCAACAATAACGGCAACGTCGAACATTCATACCCCAGACCTGTCGGCCACGAACATTATTGCTGCAACCATTACTGCAACCACAAATATCCATACCGTGGCTCTCTCTGCCACAAACATTGTTGCCACCTCAATTGACACAGATGTAGTTTTTGCAATCTCTGGTCAATACGGGGACGAACTTGATTCGGGATTCACACCAGTATTTCTTGTGCTCGATTCCCCCTTTACTTTCACAGTAAATACGTTTTCAAGAAAACTGTCAGCCGGGGCAATCGTGGCCTCTGTTGTTATTGCAACCAGCGCCGCCGGTACAGAGACCACTGTCACAGGTCTGAATGCCTTGGCAGTCGGTACAACACAAGCAATTACAACAGCCACAGGCAACAACATAGTTTCCGTGGGTAACGCTCTCGCATTCAAACTAACCGGGGTTGCGGCAACAGACAGAAACTTCTCATTCACCCTAAAGTGTACCCGTAATAATTTTAGTGGGGCGTAAGATCCCACCATGACTTTTTCCACCGCCCCCTTTTCCCAGATACCTTTCTCATCTTCGATCAGAACGATTGATGTAGCGGTTCCGGTCACCGGTGTATCAGCAACCTTTCAACTAGGTTCTGTTGTTGCTGGCGCAGAAATAAAACTCAATGTATCAGGTGCCTCTGCCACATTTGAACTAGGCACACCCAGTTTTACCACAGACTCAAATATCTCTGTCACCGGGATCACGGGCACATTCTCAGTAGGCACTGTCACACCTTCGATTGATCATGTCCATAATGTATCAGGGGTCGCAGGTACATTTGAAGTTGGCACCGCCGGGTTTAGTATTAACGCAGATATCCCCGTTACCGGAGTTACAGGCACATTTGAAGTTGGTAAGATTTTCTTCTGGTTCCCTGTACCTGATGTAACCACTAGCTGGACCACGGTTTCCCAGACATCAACCACATGGACCCTGACTTCTGACGTATCTACTACATGGGAATCTATAGCTGCCTAGTGCTGTAAGAGCTAATTGGCTCATATTAATAATATATGGTAGGATCATCGTATGCCTGTAACAACTTATTCATCCCTTGTAACCCAGATTCAAGAAACTGCGGAAAACACAGGTTCCGAGTTTGTTGACTCTATCCCTAATTTTATCTCACGTACAGAGAATAGA